GCGAAGCGCCCGTGCTCTGCCCGGTCACCGTGTTCGTGCTGGTGTGGGTCCAGTCGTTGTTGCCGATAATGGCCGAGAACTGCTCCGGGGCAAGGAACCGGGCGTTCGTGAAATGCGCCAGGTCGAGGGCACCGTCGCGCAGGTTGAAGCCGTTTAGGTCGGTCTGCGTGTAGTCGTCGAAGCGGTCGTTGAGGCTGGCGGCGTTGAGGGTGTCGCCGTCGACGATGCGGCCCCGTGTGATGCGGCTCATCGGTGCCTCCCGACAATCAGATACCGGTTGTTCCAAACATGGCAGTAGGGCGTATTGTCGCCGCTGTCGGTGTCGGCACAATCCTGCGAAGCGGGCGTGCTCTTGAACTGCAGGGCAATCTCGAGCGTGCCCTGCGGGAAGAGCTGCGAGGCCATGAGCCGGCTCGTCTGGTGACCGTAGCCGCCCCGACGCTCGGCGATGTTGACGCCGTTGACGAGGATGCGGAGGCGCACGGTGTTCGGGCTACCGGGCAGGCCGTCGTTCAAGCCGAAGGCGAAGATGTTGTGCGCGTAGACGTTGCACGACCACTCGATGAAGAGCTGCCCGCCAGCGAAGTCAATCTCGAAGGGCGTGGAGACGTTGCGCCAGCCGCCCGTCTGCACCTGCAGGGTCTCGCTAATCCACCCGACGGTGCCCACGTCGGCGTCTCGGGCTGCGTCCTGCTCGCCGGGTGAGCTTCCGCCCGAGGGGTAGAGCTTCTCGGCGTAGACGCGATGCAGGGCGTAGTCCTTGAGCCGGGTCTCGTCGACGCTGTTTGCGGGGAGCTGGGTGCGGTCGAGCGAGGTGATGGCGCTCTGCTGTGCACGCAGCTCGGTGTTGACGAGCTCGGGCGAGACGGTGAGGCCGGTGGTCGCCTCGCGCTGCGTCCACTTCTTGGTCATACCCGCACCCCTGCGACGACCCGCGTGCCCTTCGAAGTGTACTCGTACTCGTGCCCAACGAGCACAAGGTCGTCGGTCGTCTCAATCTCGAAGCAGAACCAGGCGGCCGACTGGTGAGCAACCGAGAAGCGCAGGGGCACAAGGCGCTCGTCGCGGTACGCACCCTTCCCGAGCTCGGCAGAGTCGAGCACGAGCATCTCGGCCGCGTCGGGCGGCTGCGCGCGGTACGTCGCTTCCTTGGTCGCGGTCAAGCTGAAGTCCTTGTAGTGCCGAATCTGGACCTCGGGCTGCCCCGTGGTGAGCATCCACAGGGTCACATAGCTCACCTGCTTCTGCTGCTGCGGGTCTCCGAAGGCGTGCCAGGCGCTGCGGTAGACGCTCGTCGGCGGGTCGTTGTCCACAAGTGCACCCCCGCTCCTCGTCGCCCCGAGGGCACGCTTGCCCGACATGACGAAGACGCCTCGCTCGGTGTCCGCGTCGCCGCGCTCGTCGCCGACGTTGTGCCCGAAGAGCACCGTGCCGTCGTGCAGGGTTGCCAGCGCACCGACGGGGAACCCCTCGCGGCTTGTCCAGGGGCTCAAGGTCTCGATGACGGCGAGCCGGTCGAGGTGCAGCACCAAGCCGAGGTTGGGCCGGTCGTTGCCGTCGACGGGTACGTGGAGCTGGTACTCGCGCTCTTTGCTCGAGTACACCGCGACGGCCCTGGGGTGCAGGTCGGGGGTGATGCGCTCGATGAGCCCGTCGAGGGTCACCGTGAGGTTGATGAGGTCGGAGGTCGCCCCGCCCTCGAAGCCGCCGGTGAGTGCGTAGACACCGTCGCGGGCAAGGAACACGACGCCCAGGCCGGGCACCGTGGCGATGCTGTGCGGAGCCCTGCAGGTCACCGAGTCGGAGATGGTCGAGACGGTGAAGCCGCCCCCCTCGTTGCGCCGCACGACGTCGATGCTCTCCTCGCGGAAGACGAGCAGGTCGTTGTAATGGGGGAACAGGGCTGTGATGCCCCCGCCCCTCGAGGCGAGCTCGATGAAGTTGGTATCGGGGAACTGCTCGATAAGCCCGGCGGTCGAGAAGAAGAGCGTGCGCGGCTCTGCGACGCCCCCGTCGAGGAACATGCAACCCGCGAACAAGGCCGAGAAGCGGGCAGCGGGTGCAGGCAACGGCAGGGTGAGCCGCTCGGGCGCAGGGTTGCCGAGGTTCGCGGTGCGCACGGCGTCGAAGAAGATGGTGTCGACGTTGTTGCGGATAATGTCGATGAGGTAGAGCGCGGTGTCCTCGGGGTTCTTTGCGTCCCCCGAGTAGTTGGCGGTGCGGTAGAGCTTGCGCGCAACCACGCCCTGCGGCCCTGTGGGCAGGTTGACGGCGACCCCGTTGCGGAACCCTTCGGCACTGCCCGGCAGCTCCCACGACTGTTCTGCGGGCGTGCTGAGAGGCCCCTCGCTGCCCGTGTCGGTGACGAAGGACACGGACCAGGCAAAGAGGCTCTCGGCTCCCGGGTCGGCGCTCTCGTTCTTGCCGAGGCCGATGCCCCACCTACCCCCGTCGGGCACGGCGTCGCCTGCCGTCGGGCACCACAGGGTCACCGCACCGCCCCCGCTAATCTTCGGCGGGTTCGTGCCCGGGCTTGCCGGGTAGGGCTTTACGAGGTTCGCCAGGGCAGGCGCTGGGCGCCCCTCGAAGCCGAAGCCCCGAATGCACTGCGGCAACGCGCTCGTGCTCTCCGCAGCGGTGCCCAGGGGCCACGGCTTGACGATGACGGGGCGGTCTACGCCGTTTGTGATGACGGTGCCATAGGCCGTGTCGGTGTACCAGCTCCCCGCCTCGGTGGGTGCGGGGATGTGCCGGTCGGTGGCGAGGGTGCGCAAGAGCGTCGTGGTGCCCGAGGCCTCGTACACGAGGTGCAGGTTGCCATCCTCCTCGAAGAGGATGTGCTGCCGAGCTCCTCCGGTCAGTCCCTGGGCGACGTGCAGGGAGGTGATGGGGCCGACGCTTGCGAAGGGGTCCCAGTCGGTCGCGCCGGTGACGTAGGGCTCGTAGCCGACGCGGGTAGACCAGCCGCCCGTGCGCTTGTCAATGCGAAGGTTCTGCGCCTCGCTCGCGTTCTGCGGGTTCTGCTGCAGGCGCGTCTCGATGCCGCCCGGCACCGGAGTCTGGTAGACATTCTGCCTCATGTGAACTTCAAGGGGCCGAACGGGTTGCGAACGTAGCGGTATCCGGCGGTCGGCGTGCCCTTGATGATTCGCCTCGGCACCATCTTCAAGAAGCGCTGCTCCATGCCCTTGTACAAGACATCCTTCTTGCGGGCGTAGACGGCCGAGAGGGCCGGGTTCGCGACCTTGAGCGTGAGCTGCTCGAGGGCGGCGTAGGCGATGAGCTGCGCGTAGCTGTGCGGCACGAGCGGGCTGTCCTGGTCCTCGAGCATGCGCGGGGCGGTGATGAGCATCCGCACGTTGAGGTCCTGGTCGGCCGACGGGTGCGGGTAGAGCTGCACCGACTGGTAGACCGCAGACTGGTTCCAGCGGTAGCGCACGGCCTCGCTCTGGAACGCCTGCCCGCTCAAGGTCGAGAGCGAGAGGTCGGGCTTGAGGGTGACGCCGCCCTGCGGGGGCACGGTGTCGACGTTGACGGCCACGCCGCCCTCGGCGTTCGCGTTGCGGATGCGAACCGGGGCGAGGATGTTGGCCTCTTCGCAGGTGAAGTAGTACCGCCGGTAGAGGCCGGTGCGCTTCTCGAGCGTCTCGGGCGTGAGCTCGAGCGTCTGCGTGTCGCTCAAGGAGTAGGTGCCGACCTTCGAGAAGGCGCTCTCGAAGCCGTCGGAGACGTTGAGCGGGTACACCGGGAAGTTTGTGGCCGCAGGGCCTCGCACGTTCACCATGTAGAGGTTGATGGTGCGGGTACCCTGCCCGACGGCTGCGACCGTGGCGACGCCCCTGGGCGTCTGCGGGGCGGGCACGCTGCGGCCCTCGGAGGGCAGGTAGGCCTCGATGGTGCCGAGCAGGTCGGGGTCGAGGTTGGCATCCTCGCGCTCGAACTTCGACAAGAAGAGCGCCTTCGCAGGAATGCCGACGTGCGGGTCGGACACGTTGTCAACCGTCATGCAGTCGGAGGGCAGGTAGACCTCGCGCCGCCTGGTCGTCGTGGTGTAGGTGCCCGAGGCACCGACATAGGGGCGGTCGATGTGCGCGATGCTGGCGCTCTCGACGTAGGTGACCGTGTGCTCGTGCGTTGCGCCGGTGCTGTCGGTGAAGAGCAGCACGGCCCCGGTGAGCGAGCTGCCCGGGGTGACGGTCGAGGTGTTGAAGTCGAAGGTGCCGGAGAGCACCGCTGTTCCGTTCGTGTAGCCGATGTCCTGCGAGCCGTCGGTGTAAACCTTGAGCACGCGGTCGCGCATGGCGAACGCCCAGGGCCTATCCGTGAGGCACCGGGTCTGCGCGTCGTTGAGCAGGTTGACGAGCTGCTCGCGGTACGCGGTGTTCGTGGGGTCGTAGTCGAGAAGGTTGCCGACGAAGTCGACGAGCTGGCCGAGGTTCATCGGCAACCTCCAAAGGGGCTCAGAACTGCTTGAGGACGATGACAGTCACCAGGGCAGCAGCAGCACCGCTCGCGACTGCGTCAACGCAGACCCCGTGCGGCACGGCGTCGGTGCCGGCGGTGTACTTGTAGAACTCGCCCGCGACGTCGCCCTGCACGATGTAGTCACCGGCAGCGATGGCGGCGTTGCCCGCGTTGTTCGTGCCCTTGACGAGGGCCTCGCAGATGCCGGCGAGGCAGACGCGCACCTGGTCGCCCGCAGAGGCTCCCTCGATGGCGACGCCGATGGCGGCTGCGTCGGCAGCGCTCTCGACGACCTTGAGCACCTTGTCGCCGTCATCGCTCTCGGCGATGTCGAACATGACGGGGGCGCCCTCGGCAATGGTACCGTCCGCGAGGAAGGTCTCGAGCTGCCGGCGGTTGCTGGTGTCGATGCCCTCGCCCTCGGCGAGGAACTGGATGAGAGTAGAGGTTGCCATGGCTCAGGCCTCCGCGTCGATGAGGATTGCGTGGGATGCGAGATGGCCGGTGACAATCTGCATGCGGCAGAAGACCATCGCGGCCTCGGTGGCGGTGCCGGGGACCGGCATCATGTCCGAGACGTTGAAGAAGCCGTCGGTGTCGACGTAGAGCTGGAACTGGTCGGAGCTCAGGAGGTAGGCCGAGACGGCCTTGGCGCCCATGCCCGAGCCGGCGTTCGCAGTGAAGCCGAGGTTGGGGTCGACGTAGATGCGGGCACCCCGGTAGGTGGCGACCATCTGGGCGTTGAGGCCCTCGCGGTCGGTCACGTTGATGTACTGGATGCGGTTGTCCATGAGGGCAAGGAAGGCCGCGTAGCACTGGGGCGACATGAGCATAATGTCGGGGGTAGTGCCGCTCGGGTTGTAGAGCTGGGTGTTGATGAACATCTCATCGATGTCCGCCAGCGCCAGGGTACCGCCCGCGTCGGTGAACTGGTTGTACCAGTTTTGCGCCTGGTAGGTGGTCTTCGAGAGACCGCCGACGCTGTTTGCCTGCGAAGCCTGGGCGACGCCCTCGAGCCAGCCCGTGGAGCTCGCTGCGAGTGCGGTCGTGCCGTTGCCGTTGAGGGTCTGCAGGGTCGTGATGCGGCTCGAGTCGCCGACGATGATCTGCTTGCAGACCTCCTTCTTCAGCGAGAGCATGACGTTGCGCATCTTCGATTCGAGGATGTTGACCACTGCGAGATCGCCCTTGTTCGCTGCCTTTTCGACTGCGGAGAGGATGATCGGCTGCGTGAAGTTGCTGTACTCAAACTTCGCAGTGTGGAAGGGGTCGGTCACGGCCATCGAGACGGGCTCAAAGCCGTTCGAGAGCTCGGTGATGCTGCTGTGGTCGCCGAAGATGACGGGCTGGTCGACCCGAGCACCGCCAGACACCTGCACGAGGTTGCCGGCTTCTTCGATGGCGCGGATGAGCGGGTGGGCGAGGAAGGAGTTGTCGACGAGCTTTTCTCGCAGGAGCTGCAGGGTCGTCGTGAGAACGCTCTGAGGAGGCATTGAAGCCCTCCGATAGAAAGGGGTGGACTGCTACGGTAAAGCGTGCCCGGATGCCGGGTGCTCGGCCGCAGGGTCCACGGAGGGGTGCCCTACGCTCTGCCCGCACTGTAGCGCAGGCGGCGCGCCGTTGCTACCGTCGCCGGTTGGTGCTCATGGTCTTCGCCAGGGCGAGCAGGTCGGCGTTGCTCATTCGCCGCAGGTCGCCGTTGGGCGGGCGACCCGTGCCCGGTGCTCGGCGTGCGGAGCCGGTGCCCTTGAGCGCTGCCTCCTTCGCTGCCTTGCGCTTCGCTGCTTCTGCCCGCTTGTTCTCTGCGGCCTGGTGCTTCGCCTGCCTGCCCTTCGCCGCCCAGTAGGCCGTCTCGAGGTCGAGGCTGCTGTTGCCCTCGAGGAGGAGCTGCACCTCGTTGCGCAGGTCGGTGTCGGTCTTAAACTCGGGGTGTTCCACGAGGAACGCTTGATAGCTGTCCTCGGCCGCCATCTGTTCGTACTCGCGCTGCATCGGCTCGAGCACCTCCTGCAGGCGCCGGGCAACCTCGCGCTCGATGCGGGCGTTGATGGTGCCCTCGTCGAAGGGGTCGTACTCCGGCACCTCGTCGGGCGCCTGGATGGCCTCGCGGCCCTTGAGCAGCGCCTCGCGCTCGCGCAGCAGCTCCTTGCGCTGGTCTGCGAGCTCCTGCGTCTTGCGGGTGTAGTCGCCCTGCATGTTGCGCATGAGCTTCGCGATGTCGGGCGGCACGCGCTTCAGGGCGTCGTTCCACGACAAGCCCTTCGTCGTGGTCTCGCCTTCGTCGGTGGTCGTCTCGGCCTCGACCTCGGCAGACTCCTCGACCGCCTGGTCGCTCGCCTCGGCCTCGGCGACCTGCGCCTGCGCCTGCTCGAGCACGGTCTGCGCGGTGCTCTGAATGGGTGGTGCGTTGCTCTCCGGGGTGAGGCTGGGGGCCTCGCTTGTTGCTTCGCTCATAGGTCCGTCTCCCTACTTGATGAGTGCGATGGGGGTGCCTACTCCCGAGTAGTAGGCGGGGTTCCAATCGGGTGCGGTCACGAACTGGATAGGCCGCCCGAAGATGCGGGTGCCGAGCTCGAGGATGCTGGGGCCGGTGATGCGGCCGATGATAAACGTGCGCCAGCCCGGCAGGTCGCCGGTAGCGCTGGCGCTCTGCGGGTCGACGTACATGTGCAGGTACGTCGTGCCGTTGTCGCCCACCCACAGGGCGTGCGGGTTGCCGATGCGCATGCCGAGCTTGCCGATGACGCCGTCAGGTTGCCACTTGTCGTCGTAGTAGAACGACACGGGCTGCTTGCGCTCGATGGCCGAGATGAGCGTTGCGCGAACGTCACCGCCGAAAGCCTGCACGTACTGCGCCCCGCGGCTGCGGGGGAGCACGGTGCGAGCCCTGCCCCCGAAGCCGAAGGCCTTCTTGAATCGTGCGCGCAGGCTCTCGAAGGCCATGTCAGCCCCGAGGCCGCATGCGTGCGCCGAAGTCGAAGTCGGCTTCCTCTTCCTCTTCCTCGCCGTCGGGGGCCTCGATGTTGATGTCGACGTCGACCTCGCCCTCGGGCTCACCGTCGACGGGGGCGTCGAGGAAGGCCTCGAAGTCCTTGTCCTTCGCCAGCTCGAGCAGGTGCGCGGTGATGGCGGTGAGGTCGGCGTCGCGTCGCACGTCGGCAAGCTCGACGGGGAACGGCTTGCCGTAGTCGTCGGCGGCTGCGTAGAGCATCGAGAGGAAACGCACGAGGCCGGGCTCGAGCTCGGTGGTGGCCTCGGCGTACTGCTCTGGCATCACCTCGATGCCCATGACCTTCGCGGCGTCTGCGACGGCCTTGGCGAGGGCGTTGAGCACCTTGACGTTGTACGGGCTCTCGGCGGGCTGCATGAGCATCGCGAGCTCGTCACCGACGGCCGCGTCGGCCTGCCCGGCGGGCATCGCCAGCTCGGGTGGAACGTCGCGCATGGGGACGGAAGGGCCGACAGAGATGGGCATGGCTCAGACTCCAGGCGGCAACGCCGCCGGCGGGAGGGGTGCACCTTCGGCCTCTGCGACGGCCTCGGGTGCGGGTGGAGGTGGGGCGGGGGTCGCAAGGTTCTCGGGGAGCTGGAACACGCGCACCATCTCCTCGAGGATGAGGGCGGGGTCGGCTCCGAGCTGCACGAGCACGGGCGCCAGGCGCTCGAGGCTCTGCTGCTTCGACAAGTCGCTCATCGGCGTCGTGCCCGCGTCCACTGCCCAGTAGCCGAAGTCGCCGGTGAGGTCGTCGGCCGAGAGGATGGTCGGCCCGACGGGGTTGGGCAGGGCGAGGGGCTCGGCGTCGTCGCCCAGCACGACCGAGAGCATGACGTTGTAGGTGCGGGCCACGCCGGTGATGACGGCGTCGCGGATGCGCGCCATGCGCCCGATCTCGCTTGAGGTGTACGCGGCGAGCAGGTTCTGCTCGGTGGCCGTGCTCTTCGTCACCTCGCCCCGGGTGAAGGGTGCAAGCAGCCCGGCGTCGCGGATGTCCCCGTCGACGGTGGCTGCGTAGAGGGTGATGTCGCCCGGGATGGGCGCCTGGGGCACGGGGAGGATGTTGCCCTCGAGGGGCAGGCCGGGCGCCAGGTCGACCTCGACGAACTCGCCGTCCATGCCCTGGGCAATCTTGGCGGCTGCGTCTTCGGACAAGAAGCCGGCCTTGACCATCCACTGCCGAGCCATGCGCCGCACGCCCTGCGCCTGGTAGGTGCGCATGACGTTCATCTCGCGGAACTGGTCGAGCGACCGTGCGAGCAGGCTGTAGCCGCGCATCGGGGTGTCGGGGTCGCGCGAGAAGTAGAGCGGGAGGATGGGCACGACGGGGCGGCCCGAGGCGCTCTTGAAGGGGATGCCGGTGCGCTCGTGCTCGAGCTCGGCCTCGGGGGCCTCGGCGCTTGCGTCTGCCTCGGTGTCGAGCGCGCCCACCTGCACCGTCACGCCCTCGAAGAGGAACGACTGCCCGTTGTCGTAGTCGGCAGACCAGACGAGCAGGCGGTCTTCGCGCAGGTCGTAGAGCTCGACGACCCGCACCCACTGCTCCTTCGTCGGCACGGCCCCGGCGTTCGCCTCGATGTTGCGCATGCGGGTGTTGGCGGTGCCGGCCTGCTCAATCCACTTCGAGTAGGCGCGAGGGGTGAAGGCCTCCTCCGACTTCGAGAAGCGCACGGCCGCCTCGTCGAGGGGCATGAGGTAGACGTGCCCGACGTGGCGCTGCTGGTCCCACGAGCACGCGGTTGCGTCGACGATGACCTCCCAGGGCGGGAGGGCAGCGCACGAGACGCGCTTGAGCGGGTCGACGCTCTCCTCGGGGGCGAGCTTGAGGAAGGCGCACGGGTAAATGAGCGCCAGGCGGGTCGCGTCCTCGAGCTGCTCGCGGATGGTCAGCAGGTACTGGTTGGCCGTCGCCTCGGCGACCTCGGGGTTGCCCCGGTCGCGCAGGTCGGGCTCGACGCGCACCGCCGGGTTCTTCGCGTAGAGGCTGCCGAGGTAGCTCTCGACGACGGCGTAGGCCTTCGGCACCTCGGTGCGCAGGATGCCGTCGAGGGCGTTCTCGCTCTCGTTCTGCCAGAAGCGCGTCATGTAGAGACGGCGGAGCTCGCGCAGCTCGTCGCGTCGGCCCTCGAAGTACAGGTCGTGCTGCTCTACGAGGTCGGAAACGTCGGAGGGTTCGAGCATCGGGGGCCTCAGAAGGGCAGGGAAGAGGAGCGCAGGCGGCGAGCGCGCGAGGCGGAGATGAGGTCGTCTATCCGGGTGCGGGAAGACTGGAGAGCCTGCGTGCGCCACGAGGGCGGCACGTCGCGCAGGCATCGATAGGCGAGCGCCAGGGCGACCGCGCTGTCATCATACCCCCCGCGGGGTGCCTCGGGGGCAACCTTCCCAGCGGGCACCGTGAGCGCTCGGAGCTCGAGCCAGGTGACCCGGTCGAGCACCTGCACGACCTGCATGGCCTCCCGCAGGGTGTCGAGGGCCTCAAGCTTGCTCTGCAGGGTTGTGACCCACGGCTTGCCCTTCGGCCCGCGCCACTGCTGCCGGTAGCCACAGTGTTCCATTTCGAGGAGCAGGGCGTGCCCGTGGTTGTTGCTCTCGGCGAGCACGAGCGCCTGGTTGTAGCGGCTGGCGACCTGCACGACCCGGTGCGCCCAGGCCGCAGGCGTCACCCGGTTGTTGCGCTCCATGTAGACCGGTTGCCGGGTGCTCACCGACACGACGGCGAGGGCCGAGTAGTCACCGCCCACGCCCCCGCCCACGTCGACGCCCATGACGTAGCGGTCGTGATTGTGCGGCCCTTCAATCTCCCTGCCCCCGTGGTCGCCGATGAGCTCGTGCGCGACGACGTGCATGGCCTGCAGGCTCGCGTCGTCGAACCACCCGCCCTCCCGCTGCAGGAAGCAGTCGTCGAGCGTGGCGGGGTACTCGCGCCGGAACTTGTGCGGGCCGAGGGTCTGCTCGTACCTGCGCCTCCACGCAAGCTGCCCGAGGGTGAGGTGGTGGGCAGCCTGCTGCTGCTTCTCCTCGGGGGTCGGCTCGAAGTCGTCGGGCACCGGGTCGGTGTACGTCGGGTGCTCGTGCCACCAGTGAGTCAGCACAAGCCACCCGTTCTCCGGTGCGCCGGCGATGAGGCGAGAGAAGGCGTCGCCCGGGTTGTTGGCGGTGCTCTCCACCATGAGCAGCCCGTCACCGACGGCGCTGAGGGCCTGGGCGAGCAGCTCGTCCTGGTCGAGGGCGAAGGCGAACTCGGAGAGCAGCACGGCCTTCGGGGAGAAGGACCGCAGCCCGGTCGAGCTCCTCGAGGTGAAGGCCTTGAGCGTCGCACCGGTGTCCGCCAGGCGCAGCTCACCCTTTGCCCTCGTGTCGAGCTCGCGGCGCAGGATGGCGGGCGGGTCGTCCATCCATCGGCGGTTGTCGTCGAGGAGGGCCGTGGCGCTCTCTGCCCGAAGCGAGACGATGGCGAAGAGGGCGGCGTGCCGGGTGGCCGACCACCTCTGGTGCAAGACCATCTTGCACGCGGTCGTCGCTGCGACCTGGCGCGCCTTGACCACGAGGATGCGGTTGTGCCCCGCCTCGACCGCGTCAAAGATCTTCTGCTGCATCGGCAGGGCGTCGAAAGGGATGAGGGCGGCCGAGTCCTTGTCCTGCACGCGGTGCAGCCGAGCGAAGGCCGAGGGGCACCCCATGAGCTGCCCGACCTGGGGCACGAGCTGCGGGGGCACGGCCCCGGGTACGAAGGGCCTCACCGTTCGCCGATGAGCTGCAGCACGTTGCGCAGCTCCTCCACCTCGGGCGCCTCGAGGCTCGGGGCCTCGTAGTCTCGCGCCATGTCGACCACCCGCCAGGCGGTGTCGAGCTGCGCCTTGTTGGCCTTGGCACTGCCCCGCAGCACACGCTCGATGCAGGTGAGGGCCTCGACGGCGAGAGAGGCGAGCTGGCGGTCAATCTGCTCGGGCGAGAGCAGGCGGTCTTCGGACGGTGGGGGGTTCATTGCGGCGTCTCCTATGCAGACACTGTAGCCCCTGCGGTCCTTCTGCGGGAGTTGGTCCCGGGTGGTGCGCGAAAACGCCCCGCGCATTCTCTACCACTACCCCTCTTCATTGGTAGTACTAGCTAACCCCTTACCACCTAGTACCACTCAAGGAGAAGCAGGGAGGCGTCGGGCGGGAGGCGTGGTGGGGGGTGAAATAGTGCAAATACTATAGGAATGGCGAGAAGGGGCGCGGTGCGGGTGTTCTCACTGTCCCCCCTTTTTTCTTCACCATTCCGCCGGATTGTCCTTGCACCAT